CATCCGCGAATACGTCACTTTCGATATTAGTTTTTGCTGATTTTGCTCGGGGGCCGCAGTACACCCCTTCCACTACAACCGCAGCCTGAGGGGTCCAACCAACCCCTCTAAATGACAACTATGGCCAAAACAAACGCGAACGACCAGCGCCAGGCGCTTCCACAGAAGATCGAGCAGCGCTTGGCCGAATTACACTCGATGGGGGAGTTCGATCAGGGCGATCTGGCGCACTGCCGCCGCAGCTATTGGGCCGCGTGCGCGGACTGGCACAAGATCCTGGTCGACTGCTATGACGCAGCCCTGGCGCGCTATCGCGCTGCTGGTGCCAGCACGGCCATAACACGGCCCTCGACGTCGCACCCACCAGTGCCGCGCGGTGCCCGCACGCCGGCGCAAGGGGTGCCAGCATGAAAGCGGTCGCTTGCCCATCACGAAAATTAGCAGCCCAACCGATCCTGGTTGCGAACACGGCCGACGCCAAGCGAAACAGCCATCATCTTCGCAAGGTCCTCCGTCGCGAAGCTCTGGGCCTCGACTTGATAAAGAGCCACAGCTTGCTGGGGAGCGTTGGGAATGCCGTGAACACGGTCAATCTGATAAGCGGGCCAGTAGTTGCCATTGGGGGCGAGAGCTGCGAAGCCATAGACGCGGTAATCACCTTCATCCCATGGGTTGAACGACTGCATAGGCGTAAATGCGCTCATGAAAAATTCTCCCGCAAGTTGTTCTGCGATTGTGATAGAGGGTATGGATTGCCAATTTTCCGTCAAATTACGACGTCTGGTCAAATCGGACATGGCCCAACAGTGCCGAGCGGATCTAGCGCAGGGATCGACCTATGAGCGCGAACGTATTTAAGCGGAGCAGCGTCTGGCACTACAGCTTCCAAGTGGCTGGCAAGCGCTTTCGCCGCAGTACAGGCCTGACCAGCCGGCGCTCAGCCGAAGCTTTGGCTCAGCGCGCCTACGACGCCGCGGTGCTGCGCGCCAACGGCGGCGAGCCGGTGCCGACGCTGGCCGAGCTAGCGCATTCATGGATCGAGGTACACCGGCCTGTGTCCAGCGCCGCGCACATTCGCAGCGTCGAGCTGTTCCAGCGCCTGCACATGTTCGACCTGGGCGCCAAGTCGATCAACGAGATCACCACGCTGGACGTCGAGCTGGCGCGCAATCTGTACGTGCTGACGCACAAACCGGCCAGCGCGAATCACTGGCTGCGGATTGTTAAGTTGCTGACCATGTGGGCGGTCAAGCGAGGCATGCTGGCGGCGATGCCATGGCAGGTGCCCATGCTGAAAGTGCAGAAGCGCCCGCGCTCGATCCTGCCGCTGGCCGCCGCACGCGCGTGGTTCGCCGCCGTCGACGAGGTTACTGCGCACGCGCCGGGGATTGGCACAGCGGTGCGCCTGATGTTCGGCCTGGGCCTGCGCGAGGGAGAGGTCATCAGCGCGCGCTGGGAATGGATCGACTGGGCACGTAAGACGTATACGCCCGGCATTACGAAGGGTAAGGAGGCCGAGCCAGTGCCGATGGCAGGATGGTTGCGCGAGCACTTGGAAGCGAGGCGCCAAACTGCCGGCCTAATCGTGGTCAGGTCGGATGGGCAGGCGTTCGCATCCGGCTTCGCCCGCCAGGCGATCCGACGCGCCAACGACACCTGCGCGATCAAGGGCATTACCCCCCACCGACTGCGGGGCACGTTCGCTACTCTGATGTCGGAAGCCGGCGTCCCGATTCAGACTGTGCAACGCGTGATGCGTCACAAAAGCTTCGCCACAACGATGGGATACCTGGAAAAGAACCTTGATGTGGCCGCTCAAGCGCAGGAGCGGATTAGCGAAATTGCTGGGTTTTGACCTAAGGGATGAGGCTGATTCGGGGCCTAGCCCAATACGATCGGCAGCTTGATCTCAAAGCGGCTGCCTGTGCTTATCCCTTCAGAGAACGCTTGGATTGTTCCACCATGCGCGCGTGCGAGATCTAATGCCAGTGATAAACCAACTCCCATGCCACCTTTCCCTGCGCTATCTTGGTGGTCAACCTGCGAATACAGTGCAAAGATTTCCGTCAAGCGATCAGGGTTGATTCCGATCCCGTTATCGATGACGTTGATGACGACCGTGCTGCCTGCCACTAATAAATCGACACTGATGACGCCTTTATTTGGCGTGTATTTGCTCGCGTTGGTGAGGATATTTGCGAGCAACTGGGCTAGGCGCACTACGTCACACTCCACCAGCAACCCGATCGGCAAGGGCGATATAGTGAGCGACTGCTGGCGAAGCTCGACTGATGGGCGAACTATGTCTAAAGCTAGCTCGAGTACTGGCTCAAACGGTCCATGGACTTTGTGTATGGGAAGCTCACCACGGTTAATCCGAGATGCGTCGAAAAGATCGTTGACCAACCGCCCTAGCACTTGTGCTTGGCGTCCGATTACGCTTGCCATGCGCTTCAATGCATCAGGATTGTCTACGGTTGCAATTAAATGAGCTGCTGACATGATTGGTGATAACGGACTTCGCATCTCATGTGCAACTGTGGAGATAAATGCATCTTTGCGACGGTCGACCTCTCGCAATTGATCTTCTAGACGCCTTCGCTCAGTGATGTCGATTACCACGTTGATAGCGCCAGTGATTTGTCCCTGTGCGTCGCGCGTCAGTCTTGGGTGTGCTAGGACGTAGCGCCGCTCGCCACTGGGGCGCTCCAGCATTGCTTCAATGCGGCCCACCTCCCGCCGTTCGCGGATAGCAATTGCCATTGGGCACTGGTCATGGGGTAACTCTACCCCTTCCGCAGTGAACATTGTCTTGGAACCGCACCAATACTCATTCCCGATCACTGGGGTGCGGCCCCACAGCGTTTCAGCTGCCGCGTTGAACGCAGTCACTCGCCCATCAAGGTCGCATAAGTAAACGGCTTCAGGGAAATAGTCGGCGAGGGGCAGTTGGGTAATTGGCATAGTCCACATAGCGAAAATGTAAGATCGTAGGACTACGCCTACAACGGGACTATACGTCATCTCCACAATCTATGCACGCGATGCACAAAAACGCGTTATTTGTGCCACAAAAATGCCACATCGCGTCGAACCGCGCCCGTAAATTCAGGCTCTACGTTTGATTAATGATCAGCAGAAATTGATTTTGGTGAAGGGTTACGGCGCATAGTTGACTTGCCTGGTGCGACGATCTGTGGTCGGCAGGCCGGATGATGTAAGCACTCGCTCGATGATTTCAGTTGGAACATGCACATCGTTCAGAAATTGTTGTGCATATAAACATCCTCGCATACGACATAATTGAATTCCGACCTCCACCATGAGCTCTTGGTGAGTGTCAGATCGGCGCTCGAAAAAGTTAGTCATCTTGCTAAGCACCTCGAATAGAAATATTTCTCAAAGTCTCTTGTAAGGAGAGAATCGAGAACGGCTTCTGAATAAATGCGTCGATTGGAGGTGCTGAGAACTCCGGCAGCTCGACTGCTGCGGCCATGATCACTCTCACATGGGGCTGGAGCGTTTTCGCCTCTATCGCATAGCTCGGCTCGCCAAGCAACGTCGAACCTGGACTAATCATCATTGCATCGAACCGCATGACCTCGAGCATCTTAAGTCCTCGGCTGGATGTTGAAGCGCCTATTGCCAAGTGGCCTAATATCCTTAGCAGGTCCATGATGATTTCGCGAGTCTGCAGATCCCGTTCTACTACCAGAACAAAAGCTCGCATTTGTCAGCCCTCCATGGGAAAGCCTAACACTACGCCTACAGTGGGAGATTGACAGGCAATTTCGAAAATTTGCATGCCGGATGCCACTGACGCGAATGACGTTTACCCACAACAATGTAAAAAATAAATACATTACCAGTGGAAATATTTAGGTGGCATGTGCTACGCTGCTATGGTCGTCTTTTCGAGAGTGTTAAATCATGGGGTTCGTTGACCGCTATATCACCGCATTGAGCGCATCGAGCCTCCAGGACGATGCGCGCCACAGCCAGGCCGAGCCGCTTTTGGCGTCGGCGCTGGCATCGACCGCAACCGGCAGTCTCGGCGCGCTGCTTCATCGTGCAAAATATGCCGGCACGGCAACCCAGAACATGGCCCACGCGGTGGCCATGCGCAACCTGGTTGAAAAGGCCTTGGTCGATGCAGTCCGCAATAAGGACGCAAGCCGCGAGGCTGACTGCCGCCAGGCGCTGCAGGGTGATGCGATTGTGTTGGAGAGCGGAGTGTTGCTTTTGGCCCGCTTGCTAGCCCTTTGGACGGCCGAAGTGATGAAGCGCGGCCGCGCGCGCCGATGGGTGCCAGAGAACACGGCATGGGATGCGGAAGCGGCGATCAGGCTGTATCGCACTGTCGCAGAGAATTCGCTGGCCTACTGGCTGAATGGCCTGTGCGAGCCATGCGGTGGGACAGGCGTTGCCGAGGTGCGCGCATGCAAATGCTGCGCTGGCTCAGGCAACGCCCCACTGGTGATGGCGGCCGGGTTTGTACGTGAACACACGCTGAACATGGTAAGCGAGCTGCACAGCATCGCCGACAGCCATGCGGCGCGTGCCAGCGCCAAACTACGAATGCAGGCGGCCTAAGGTGGCAGTTGAAATACTGTGTGTGCGAACAGCGTTTCGTGTAAACTAAGCGCCTACATTCTTTCGGCCTCGTAAAGTGCGCATTAGCGCCACCGATAACCGGAACTCGCGACAGCATCCCAGCATTTGATGTTTTCGCACGTCTAGATAAACCCGAACGCAGCAACGTTCGGGTTTTGTTTTTCTAACGCGTGTATTGACATAATCAAGTTTGTGATGTGTAAATCGCCAGAATCCATTGATATTCTGTTTGTTGACGATCTACCCGATACTGTCGACCTGTTCGGTGCCTTGTTCAGCTTAGCTGGTTACAAAGTGCGTGTTGCTCACAGCGGCCGTGAGGCACTCCAGCTGGCGGTTCAGCTACAGCCGGCGGTCATATGTTCAGATCTAGAAATGCCAGGAATGAGTGGGTTCGAGCTTGCTCAAGCACTTCGTTCTATGCCCTCGCTTGTTCATACATTTCTTATTTCTATTAGCGGCTCCGATGAATCCGAGCTTACTGAAAAGTCGCTGATGGCAGGTTTTGATCTCTGCCTCCAAAAGCCAGTAGCTTTTCAGCATCTTCTTCAACATATCCAACGTTCGTTGCGGTAGGAAGTTCGGTCTTAGTGTCATTACATTGGCAGTCGGAATCGTTGATTTTATAGCTATCGAAACAATAGCCGCCTCGCAGGAATGCGTAGGCGGCTTTCTTTTTTCAGGGTATCCATGTGAGCCAGACAGTCCAATGCTACCGCCACGCCATCATTCGAGCCGTCACCGGCAATCGCCCAGCGATCGTCTGGAATGTCATCGATGGCACGGCGCTTAACCGCATCTGCGAGCGTCTGGCTGAGGCTGAGCGCGGGTTCGAGATCCTGCAGGCCAAGGGTTACGGCAAGCCGGGCCAGCTGCTGCACGAGGTGGCCGCCCAAGTGCCAGCTGCGCACATGCGCGACAGCCGTTAATGGCAGCGCGCCCCAAGACCATCTGCCGCAAGGTCGGATGCGGCAAGCTGGCCGATGCGCCAGGTTACTGCGAGAAGCACGCCAAGCAGTCATCCGGGTGGGTTCGCAGTAACGGTGACAAGAGCAGCACGCAGCGCGGATATGGCTACGACTGGCAGCGGCGCCGAGAGCGCATCCTCCAGCGTGATTGTGGCCTCTGCCAGATTAAAGGACCCGTCTGCAGCTTCGTTGCGGGCGAGGTCGACCACGTTGTCAGCAAGGCGGCAGCGCGCGCCGACGGTTGGGCAAATGAGCGTATCGAAGCCGATTCGAACCTCCAGGCCGCCTGTTCTGCCTGCCATAAAGCCAAAACGCAGGCGGAAAGGGGAGGGGGGAGTCGATTCTTTGGGGCAATTCGGACCTAGACCGACTAGCTAGTTTTTTTTTCACTTCCGCAATTCAGACTTTCGGACTTCAGGAGTTTCAAGGATGCCAAAGCCCCGGACCCCCTCGGCGGTGCTCGAGGCGCGGGGTGCCTTTGACAAGGATCCAGCGCGCCGTCGCGATGACTTCGCCGCCGGCGAGTTCGAACCGACTCCGCCGAAATATTTTAAGCAGCACCAAAAAGACGCCTGGGACGAAATCGTCGCGGCGCTGCCAGCCAACGTACTGCAGGCGACCGATCGCATGGCCGTTGAGCTGGCCGCGCGCTTAATCGCGCAGTTCCGGAAACTGCCAGACAGCCAAGTGACCTCCGCCCAGGTCGCCCAGATTCGCACGGCCCTTGCGGTACTGGGCATGACGCCGGCAGATCGATCGCGCGTCTCCGCTAAGAAGGAAGATCCCGTCAACCCGTTCGCCGATATGGTGGGCAGCAAGAAGGCACATTGATCATGGCCGCCGATTTCGTCGGCACGGCGACGGGATATGCGCAGGCGGTCGTCAAGGGCAAGATCGTCGCCTGTAAATGGGTCAAGCTGGCATGCAAAAAGCACCTGGACGAGCTGAAAGCCAGCCGCCGGCGCGTGTTCCCGTATTACTTCGATCCGGACGCGGCCAACAAGGTCTGCACTTTCCTGTCGCTGATGCCCCATACCAAAGGGAAGTGGGCGCGCAAGCGCGAGACAATTACGCTGGAGCCGTGGCAATGCTTTGCGTTCTGCGTGCTCTTCGGTTGGAAGATCAAGAAGAACGATCGGCGCCGGTACCGCAAGGCGTACTTCGCCGTGCCGCGCAAGAATGGCAAGTCGATCATCGGCTCAGGCATTGGCCTGTTCATGTTTGCAGCCGATGGCGAGTTCGGCGCCGAGGTTTACTCTGGCGCGACGACGGAGGCGCAGGCCTGGGAGGTTTTTCGGCCAGCTAAGCAAATGCTCGAGCGTACACCGCAGCTGCAACAGGCGCTCGGCGCCGAAGTTTGGGCGAAGGCGCTGCTCTCGCCGGCCGACGGCTCGCGCTTCGAGCCTGTGATCGGGAAGCCCGGCGACGGCGCTTCGCCATCTTGCGCGATCGTCGACGAGTACCACGAGCACGACACATCCGAACTGGTCGACACGATGGAGACTGGTATGGGGGCGCGCGAGCAGCCGCTGCTCCTGATGATCACAACCGCCGGCTTCAACATCGCGGGCCCGTGTTTCGACCAGGAGCAGGACGCCAAGAAGGTGCTCGACGGCGTGCTGGACGACCCTGAGCTCTTCGCGCTGATCTATACGATTGACGACGGGGACGACTGGACTAGTCCTGCCGTGCTGCGCAAGGCGAATCCGAACTTCGGCATCTCCGTCGACGAGGATTTTCTGCTCGCGCAACAGCGGCAGGCCACGCAGAGCGCCTCGAAGCAAACCCGCTTCAAGACAAAGCACCTGAATATCTGGTGCTCGGCCAAGTCGGCCTGGCTCAACATGCTCGAGTGGAACAAGTGCGCGGACCTCGCCCTGCGCCCTGAGCAGTTCAGGGGCGAGCGATGCTACATCACCCTTGACCTGGCCAGCCGGTCTGACGTGTGCGTGATCATGCTCATGTTCGTCAGGGAAATCGAGGGGAAGCAGCACTTCTACCTGTTCGGACATTACTACCTTCCAGAGCACGCGATCGAGAATGATCCGAAGAATTCGAACGCCTACCGGAAGTGGGTCATTGAGGGGTTCCTGCAGCAGCACGACGGCGCCGAGATCGACTTCGATCTGATCGAGGAAGACACCTTGGAGTTGATCGGGCATTACGGTCCGGAAGAGGTGGTATTCGATCCGTTCCGAGCCGCCCAGCTCGAGCAGCGCCTCACCAAGCGCGGCATCACCGCTGTGGAAGTCGGGCAGACCGTCAAGAATCTCTCGCTCCCGATGAAGGAATTCGAGAGCGCAATTAAGGCCGGACGCGTGCACCACGACGGTAACCCGCTGTTGACTTGGATGGCGTCAAACGTCGTGGCCAAGCTCGACGCGAAAGACAACATCTATCCGCGCAAGGAAAAGCCGGAGCAGAAGATCGACGGCATCGTCGCAACAATCATGGGGGTGGCACGCGCGATTTCGGGCGAAGTCGCAACCACATCATTCTGGGAATCCTGATGAAAAAACTGATCGTAGTGATCCCCGATGCCCTCATGGTGTGCGGCGCCGGGACGTTGTCCTGTGGTGCGGGCCTGCTGCATCCAGCCGCCGGCTTCATCGTCGCGGGAATGTTGATGCTGGCTGGCGGCGTGTGCGCTGCCCGCCGCGCGCCTGTTGAAAAGGATGAGGGCTGATGTCGTTCTTTGTCCAAAAGGGGCGCCGCAATCAGGCGTTCACCGAGCCTTTCTGGCAAGAGTGGGTCGGCGCACTCGAGTCAGCAACTGGGAAATCGGTGAACTGGCGAACGGCACTGCAGGTTGCAACCGTATTCGCCTGCTGCCGCGTGATCGGCAATGGATATGCTCAGGTGCCGTTCAAGCTGATGCAGAAGAGCGGGCGCCGCCGCGTAGCGGCAACCAAGCACCCGCTGTACCGCTTGCTTTCTCTGAAGCCCAACGACTGGCAAACGAGCTTTGAATTTCGCCAGATGTTGGCTTGGCACATTGAGCTGTGCGGCAATGCATACGTGTTCAAAAATCGGAGCGTCACCGGGAAGTACATCGAGCTGATCCCACTCCCACCTGGCAAAGTGACGCCGGAACAGGACGAAAACCTTCGCATCACTTATGAGGTGGCAGGGCTCGATGGAACGACCAGGACGCTTACTAGGGACCAAATTTGGCACCTGCGCGGCCCGACTATCGACGGCTTCCACGGGTTGGATGTAGTAAAGCTGGCGCGCGAGGCAATCGGGCTGGCGATGGCGACTGAAGAGTCGGCAGCGCGCCTGCACAAAAACGGTATACAAAACGTCGGCGTGTACTCCATCGATTCGACGCTGGACAAAAAGCAGCACGACGACCTCACTGCCTGGATCAATAAGCAGTTCGCAGGAATGCAAAACGCAGGCAAGCCGATGATCCTTGATCGAGGCGCGAAGTTCCTGAATACGTCCATGAGCGGTGTTGATGCGCAGTCGAACGAGACTCGCAAGACGCAGGTTGAGCAAATCTGCTCGTTCATGGGCGTGTTGCCGATTAAGGTTGGCTTCTCCGACAAGACTGCCACCTTCGCCAGCGCGGAGGAAATGAACCGTGCTCATCGTGAGGATTGCCTCGCGCCGAGGTGGGAGTCGTTCGAACAATCAGCAATGATCAACCTCCTGACGGATGAGGAAATTGACTCTGGCCTGTACTTCAATTTCACGGAGGAAGGCCTGTTGCGTGGATCCGCCAAAGACACCAAGGACGTGATTCTCGGCTATGTAAATGGCGGCCTGATGTACCCGAACGAAGGTCGAGATCTACTCGACCTTAACCCAGACGATGATCCGGCAAGCGACCAGCTGCGCATCCCCGCAAATATAGTTGGCGACCCAAAAGTTGCCGAACCGGCACCGCCGGCCCTCCAGGAGTAACCCTCGTATGACCAAATCGAATATGCGGCCGCATGCTGCAGGACGAGTCTTGTCCGCTGCAAACGAAAGCCTGCTGCGCGAAGCACGCGACAGCTTGGACACGGTCCTGTCGAAGCTGGCCCAAGAGGATCCGGAAGACGCTGGTTCGATTCGCTACGTGAACCGCATGGCATTGAAGCCTGGCCAGGTGCGCATTAACGCAGCATCGAGTGACCGCGAAGCCGAGGTCCTGATCTACGGCGATATTGGCGGCGGGTGGTGGGATGAGGGCATTACCGGGGAGTCGATCTCGAACCAGATCGCTGAACTGGATGTGGACGCCATCAATGTCCGCATCAATAGCGGCGGCGGCCTGGTGTTTGAAGGGCTTGCCATTTACCAAGCACTCGCACGACATGATGCCAAGATCATCGTCCACATCGACAGTATCGCCGCCTCAATCGCAAGCGTGATTGCGATGGCCGGCGACGAAATCCGCATCAGCGAGGGTGCCAACCTGATGATCCATAAGCCCTGGTCGGGCGTATGGGGCGACGCAGATTCGATGCGTAAGGAAGCGGACATCCTCGACCAGCTGCAAGCTGGCCTGATCAACATCTACGAGGCCAGAACCGACGCAAAGCGCGCCGACCTCGAAACGTGGGTAAACGCTGAGACCTGGTTTCTTGGTCAGCAGGCGGTCGACGCCGGATTCGCAGATGTGATCGTTCCCGCCAAAAAGAAGAAGGCGGCGAATTCGGCGATGTTAAACCTTTTCAAGAACACACCGCAGAACTTGCTGGCTGCTGCTGGCACTCCTGAGGTGCGCGAGTTCGAAGCCTTCCTGCGCGATGCAGAAGGGCTGTCGCACGCGCAAGCAAAGCGCATCGCTTCTGCGATGCCAAAGGCGAATCGCGACGATTCGTCGACCCCGTCAGTACAGCCCCTCCGTGATGGTGGGGATTCTGCGGATGAGCAGCGCTCGGCGGCCCGCCGCCTGGCGCAGGGCATCAAACAACTTACCTCCACCATCAAGGAATGACAATGGCAGACAAAGACGCCGTAGCAGAAGTAATGGAAGCATTCACCGAGTTCAAGAAAACGAACGACGCGAACCAGACCAAACGCAGCTCCGACCTGGACGCAAAGCTCGACAAAATCAATGCCGCGCTCGACAAGTACGAAAATTCGAACCAGCAACTGACGCTGATCGAAAAGCAAAACAAGGCGATGCAGGACCAGCTGGACTCGATCGAGAAGATCGCGAACCGCGCTGGCCTGGGCGGCGCGGCCGATCCGCAGTCGAAAGCGGCGCAGGAATACATGGACGCATTTGATCGCGTCATGCGCAAGGCGCCAGAAAATCGCAACCCCACGGACCTGACCCTCCTGCGTGATCGTTCGGCTGCGCTGATCAAAACCGACGACGCGAGCGCAGGCTTCCTGCTCGCGCCGCCGGAAATGCAAAAGGAGATCATCAAAAACGTGATCGAGCTGACGCCGATTCGCGCCCTTGCGACGGTTCGCTCGATCGGCGTCGGCAGCTTGAAGATGCCTAAAAAAGTCGGTAACGGTTCGGCGCTGCGCATCGGCGAAACCGCCCGGCGCACCAATACCGGCGATCCGGAATACGGCATGCTCGAGTTCTTTGCGCCGGAAATGTTCGCGCGTATCGAAGTGTCGCAGCAGATGCTCGAAGATTCCGACTACGATCTGGCCGCTGAGCTGCGCGAAGACGCCTCCGAGCAGTTTGCAGTGCGTGAAGGCCAAGAATCGCTCAACGGCACCGGTGGTTCAGCGCAGATGGGTGGCATTCTGGTCAATCCGGATATCGGCTTCTCGCTCAGTGGAGCTGCTGCGGGACTGACTGCCGACGGCATGATCGCTCTGTATCACGATCTGAAGACCGCGTACGCTCGTAACGCTACCTGGGGCCTGAACCGCACCACCCTGGGCCAGGTTCGCAAACTGAAAGACACCAGCAACCAGTATCTCTGGGCTCCAGGGATCGCGAATGGCGCCCCCAACACCATCCTGGGTGCGCCGTACGCCGAAATGGCTGATATGCCGAACGTGGCAGCGAACTCGTTCCCGATCGTGTTTGCTGATTTCAAGAAGCTGTATGTCATCGTCGATCGCCTGAACGTGTCGTTGACCGCCGATTACATCACCGGCGCCGACGACGGCCTGGTGGTGTTCCGCGCCCGCCGTCGCGTTGGCGGTGGCGTGCGCCAGGCCGAAGCTGGCCGCAAGCTGAAGATCGCCGCTGCGTAACCTATCAATCACGGCTGGGCCGTTAAGGCGACCCAGCCCGCTCAGGAGCGGCAATGAAACTGATCACGCAAAAAAAATTCAGCTGGGCGTATAACGGCGTCCGGATCGAAGAGTTTGAAGCGGGTACCGAGATCGAGACGGAAGACGATGAGCTGATCAAGGTCTCGATTTCGGAAGGATGGACGATGTCAGCCGATGTTAAAGCACCGGCAGCCGTCGAAGCACCGGCAGTCATCGAAGCAACGGCAGTCGTCGAAGCACCGGCGTCTACCAAGCGTGGCCGCGCTGCGAAATAACCAAGGGCAGACCGCGATGACCCACCTGCACATGGAACCCGAGGTCTCGACCATCCGCGTGTACTCCGCGCCTGGCGGCTACGAGGAGCGCCGGCCGTATGACGGAATCATCTCGGTCTCTCACTTGACCAACTGGTTCGCGTACGTGCACGGCGCCGTCGGAAAAATCGACCGCGCAACCTACACGGCCGCGCTGAACATGCTCCGCGATCGCGGCGTAACAACGGTGATGTACGAGCGGCGCGGGCGGATGAAAACCATCGAGCTGGAAACAAAGACGTGACCGCCGAGCACCTGGCCACGATGCCACGCGCCGAAATAGACGGCATCCTCGAAACCCTCAGCAAAGCAAAATAAAAATATGGCGAACCCTACGATCACAATTCTGCCATCCAAAATGGCGGTCAGCACCGGTTCGCCATATACCGCCAACGACGTCGACGGGGTGGCCACCTACGCCTTCCCG